TACAATGCAAGGAACCAGCCGTTTACCGAACGGGACATCCACCGAATCCTCCACCGCCACGGTCTACCGCACTACCGAGTTGTCAACCCACGGGTCTTCCAAACCGCGATGGTGCACACAACGTATGTTAAACGATCTGATTACACTACCCCCGATGGACGACCGGCGTCTCTTGCTCCGTGTCCATCTGGTGTGATGCCTCTCCAGGATGAAAGTTATGAATGTCTAGAGTTTGAGGGAGACTCGGTGTTAGGTGTTTGTGTGGCCACCTATCTGCGCCGCAAGTATCCAGACAAGAAGCAGGGGTTCTTGACCGATGCTCGGAAAGAGCTGGTCAACAACGAGTGTATTGGTGTTCTTTGCCAAAAGGTAGGGTTGGATGCCTACTACGTCATTTCGCGTCACAATGAAGAGTCTGTTGCCATCAATGGTCGTCGTAATATCCAGAAACTAGGCGATATCTTTGAAGCCTTTATCGGCGCATTGTGGACAGATTGTGGTAACCGATTCAACATTGTCTATGCATTTGTCACGACGGTTATGGAAGCGTACATTGACGTTCAAGATGCCGTGACCACGATCACAAACTACAAGGATATCTTTCAAAAGTATTGTCAGCGCACGTTTGGGAATACTCCGACCTATACAATGCTGAGCCCTGGACCCGATCCAAAGGAGATCAGGGTCACTGTGATGGAGGGTCAATCAATCCACGGACGCGGAGTGGGTACGACTCGCAAGAAGGCCGAGCAAATGGCGGCGAAGGAGGCACTGGAGAAACTCAACGTCCCCCTAGGGGTCGCAGTGCCTTCTGCGTAATGACCCTGCCGTTCTTTCCACACGTAAACTTCTTTAGCGTCCGCCCCTTCTTCTGCAAAACAGACTTGACACAAATCGCAATCGGTCCTTTTTCATTCTTGACCGTCTTGCGGACCTTCTTGATACAGCTACAGAACCGCCCCGTCAGATTCTTCATTGTGTCAAAGACAGAAGAATATATCCTCGCAAAGAATAAACTAAATGGGCGGTGGTCTTCTTCAGCTCGTTGCATATGGTGCTCAGGATGCCTACATCACTGGAAATCCCCACATCACCTTCTGGAAGGTGCTCTACAAGCGTCATACGAACTTCGCCATGGAGGCGTTTCGCGTGAACTTCACTGGCTCGCCCCAGTATGGACAGCGCGTTGTTGCCGTCATCAACCGCAACGCTGACCTGATGTACAAGACCTACCTGGAGGTGACGCTTCCGGACACAACTGCGGCCACCGGTGGACTCACCTCCGATGTTCGGTGGACTGGCGATGCCCAGCGTCGCCTGGGGTATGCACTTCTCAAGAAGCTTGAGGTGGAGATCGGCGGACAGATCATCGACACCCACTATGGAGAGTGGCTGTACCTCTGGGAGAATCTGACCTCGTCGTATGACAACTCGTGCAAGCTTGATGCGATGGTGGGAGGCACGCTTGGAGGTACATCAACCACTCTGACTTCGTGCGGAGGTCGTCCGGGTGTTCTGTATATCCCCCTGCAGTTCTGGTTCTGCCGTAACCCGGGACTCGCCCTGCCTCTGATTGCGCTCCAGTACCACGAGGTGCGTCTGAACATCACGCTGGCCCCCGCGACCGACCTGGTGAGTGGCACGGCTGGTGTGTCTGGATCCGTGTCTGCAGCCGCTTCGAGACTGCCCCAGCTCAAGGACATGGCACTGTACATCGACTACATCTACCTCGATGTGGATGAGCGCCGTCGGTTTGCCCAGCAGTCCCACGAGTATCTGATTGACCAGCTCCAGTATGGTCTCCAGCAGACGCTCACGACGGCCTCTGCCCGCATTGATCTGACCCTCAACCACCCGGTGAAGGAGCTGGTGTGGGTGTTCCAGGACGCCGAGAAGACCGATTGCGGATCCGCAACAACACGCGCAATTGGATACACGCAGCCGTTCGTCTACGACGACATTGTGAACCGCTGCCGCCTGCAGATCAACGGACAGGATCGCTTCGACGAGCGCTATGGCGACTACTTCTGGAAGGTCCAGCCGTACCAGCACCACTCGGGTGGTGCCTTCTGGCCGACGCGCCAGCTGACCAACGCAGTCAGCGTGACTGGAACCCCTACAGCAGTTAGTTCGACATTTACTCTGTCTGCAGCCACTAGCGGCACCCAGTCGTATACTGCATTAAGCGGCGTTCTGATTCCCGGAATGACGGTGACGGGTGCTGGTATCACGGGAACTAACACGATCCTTAGTATCACGCCGTCGAGTGCAACTGCTGGAAGCATTACCTTCGTTACATCGTTTACTTCAACTGCATCATCCTACGTTGCCACAACAGTCTTTATTGCCGACGACAATACGCTCACGTCCACGGGCAGTACTACGACGACCTACCAGGTGGCGAACCCGATCAACGTCTATTCCTTCGCGCTCCAGCCCGAGGAACACCAGCCGTCCGGAACCTGTAACTTCTCGCGCATCGACACGACCACGCTCGTGTTTGACAGCTTCAAGACAGGTACCTACCCGACCAAGAGCCGTCCGTTCAACTTCCGCATCTATGCCGTCAACTACAACATCTTCCGCGTGATGTCCGGTATGGGTGGCCTGGCGTACAGCAACTAAAGTGAGCACACTATACAATGAACGAGCCCGGCCCACCGCCAGAGGCAGACCCGTGTGTCTTCGTTAGACGAGGCGATGAAGACAATCGGGTCTTTGCAGTCGGCGAGAGCGTCTGCGTAAAGAACTACGAAGGTGAACGAACAATGGGAAAAATAGTTGAAGACACTCCACACGATTTCGTCAAGCTGACATTGGACACTGACTTCCCGTCCCGTCTTGCAAGGGGACAGGATAGAGCCGGAGTAACTCTTATGCAGCCGAAGGTTTATGTAGGTAAGATGTTGGGGGCAGAAGTTGAGAATCCAGGGGACCTCGAAGGTGGCCGGCGCCGGAAGTCTAAGCGCACCCGTCGGCGTCGTCACCGGAAGCGTAAGACAACTCGTCGTTAAGTATAATGTTGGTGATCGTTGTGGTGTTAATCGTTCTCTTTACAGTTTGGGTCTTGTCCCATCCACAAACGTACTTCAGAAAGGAGTGTCCGACTACACGTTTGTATTCGGAAGGCACCCGCGAAGTCCTAAGGTCTGCTGCAACATTATCGGCGCCGGAAGACCCTTCCCAGGGCATTTTACGTGGTCTCGACCAAGGATATGTCCCATTTCGTGTGAGATGACATACTGACGGTAGCCGTCTAGATCCTGACCGCTCTTTGCAGTTCCGTGTCTCCAGCGTTGTTCATTGATCCGCATCTCTTTGCCACCAAGTTCGGCACAGGAAAGCGCAGGATCACATCCTGCCGACTTCAGTCCCTTGAGAGACGATAAGTGGATCACAACTTGAGGGTTAGACTTCACGGCTACAAAATGATAGCCTTGGGATTCCCATCCGTGAGGATCGGCGAGGCAGATAGCCACTTCTTGTGCAAAGTCTTTTAACGGAAAGTTGACGTCGGGGTCTACGACCACCGTGTACGTGATACGCACCATTAAAAATGAACACGATTTTATTAACAACTACAAGAGTATGCCTCGTTGCCATCATTGTAGGAAGAAGACCCATCTCGAGTTCAAGTGCAAGTGCTCAAGTGAAAAAGTGTTCTGTTCTTCGTGTAGAACGACAGAGGTTCACGGCTGTGTACTTGTTTATCAGCCTATCGAGTTAGTTAAGGTTGTTGAGCCAAAGGTACAGAAGATCTAGTTCACCAGGGGAGGCATATCCACATAGTCGTAGGCTGGCGGGTGATCGGCAACCCAGTCGACATTTTCAAGGAAGAAGTCGAGGGTCTTTGCTACGCGCTTGTCAGAGAGCTTGTGTCGGTCAAGCAGGGACCCCACGATTCCTCCATCGCGCCAGATCACCTCTAGCAGGATAGTCCCTCCACACGAGGTGAGGAAGGTGACATACCAGATTGGCTTGTTGTACGCCTGGATAACGCTTCCAGTCATCCACTCGCGTCCGCCATCGTTCTCGATCGTCTTGTTGAGTGCGTTGATGAGTGTGTTGATCATTTTGTCCCTACTGTCTACTGTTGTGCTAAAATCAAATCCATTTTGAATACAAATGAACGTGTTTCTCGAAGCTGTGTTGGTTGGTCTGTTTTTGCTTCCGGTGTTCTGGGTCAGTGAAAAATTTGGATTTTCCAAGTGGATCACTGTTTTTGTTGCCGGTGTACTGTTTCATCTGATCGCAGAGTTTAGCGGCATCAACAAGGCTTATGTCTTGACCAAAGTTTGAGTAAAGTATTCCTTCAGCACATCGTAACTTGCCACGCGGACCCCCGCAAAGAATCCAACAAATCGATCAAGATACTGATCGTGTCCAATGCAATACCAGAGTATCCTGACGACCTTCTCCATCGGAATGTCGTATGGAGCCTCGGGCACCCAGCTGTGCGTCGGATACCACGAACTGAAGACTTGCCGCGACGGGCAGTCATAGGGGACGCATACGTCAAACGCCTCTCGCAATGTCTGGATGCTGATCATTCGTTGGGGAAGTTGTTCAAGAGTAACGTCCATTCTACTGTCTAGTCCACTAGGACCAACCGTTTCCATTTTAAGTGTTGATGTCCCGCGTCGCCGTCTTCTTTGCCAGGATGTGCATAACGTGGTCTCGCAGTCTGTTTCCGAGTGAAGGTGGGGGTTCCTTGTATGGCGGTAGGTTGTAGAAGCACCGGTTCCGGAAGTCGTATGCGATCATGTCTTCAAGTGTTGCCCCGTTTGGTCCGTAGCTCCAGCAGATCTTGTTCCCCTTCCGTCCAAATCCATACGGGGGTGGGCAGCTGCAGTAACATCCTCTACACTGCATACGCTCAGGGGGTCCATACTGAAGTTCACGAAGAGAAAGGAGAGTCATTTTGTCGTCAGCCCACATCCCTTCTTGTTTTGCTCAGACAAATCCGTTTTTGACGCCTGACTAAAAATGAATATAAAAATCATTAGAGTACTCATGAGTTCAATGGACATTCAAATTGGAGACTGTGTTACCCTGATGAATACGATGGACGAGAAGACAGTTGATCTGATCGTCACGTCTCCTCCCTATTTCCAACAGCGCGACTACGAAGCAGAGGGACAAATCGGCCGCGAAACTACGGTTGAGGACTATGTTGCGACGATGGTTGTCTGGGCAAATGCATGCAAGCGCGTCCTTAAGGACACAGGTAGCTTGTTCTTGAACATTGGCGACAAGTATGAGAACAAGGGGCTTCTCATGATTCCAGAGCGACTGACGATTGCCATGTTGAGCAATGGGTGGGTGCTTCGCAATAAGATTGTGTGGTACAAGCCGAACCACATGCCGTCGTCTGTGAAGGACAGATTCTGTGCAACGTGGGAGCCAGTGTACTTCTTCACCAAGGATTCTGGAAAGTATTACAACTATCCGTATCATTGCAACTTGGATGTTCTTCGTGAAGCACCGACCACAGAGTCTAAGATTCCGTTTCCGCGTACTCTCAGTCTAGAGGAGTATCCAGACTGGACAGAGCGGATTACAGAGTTCAACGCCAACAAGGTCTCAAAGGGAAAGTTCAAGAACGCTGGCGTCAACAAGGGTGCAAGTCCAGGTGCCCGTCAGCAGACAGATGTTGTGTATTCCCGTATGCGAAAACACGACATGTCTGAGGAGAAGAACTTGGAGGTACATGGATATCTCAAGGAATGTGCAAAGGCGAAGAAGCAGTCTGCAAAGAAGCTGGATGAGACCTATGGCTATAAGTCAAAAGCAGGACACTGGCTTCGTCTTGATCATGGTCGTTCATTGCCTGACGTAGAGGACTATCGTAGACTCAAGGACATTCTTGAACTGGATGACCGCTACGACGCAGAGATGTTGGAGGAGCACTATGTCTTGCAATCCGTCCAGAACAATCCCAAGGGAAAGACCCCTGAGGACTTGTGGTCGATTCCACTCACACATGAAAAAGGTATTGATCACTTTGCGATGTTCCCTCTAGAACTTCCAAAGCGAATTATTCAGGTTGCGTGTCCACCTGGCGGACTGGTGTTGGATCCTTTCGCAGGATCAGGCACTACGGGGTTGGCAGCTCAGCAACTTGGTGTTCGGTGTTGTCTGATGGAGTTGAATCCTGAATTTGTGGAGCTGATTCGGAGGCGAACCGGTGAACACTGTAAAGATCAGGGTTCGTAATCACAAATCGAAGCTCGGTGTCCTTCTGCTTTCCAGCAATTGCATAGACATGGTTCTCATGTGGGAACTCTGCGATTCCAACTGACGTTGCAAAGTACCCTTCCTCTTCACTGAAGGACCACTTGAGGAACGAGACCATGGTAAACACGGGCTTCCCATCAATCTCGCGTAGCTGCTTTCCGACGACAGGGTTTTCAAGAGGCACGAGTTCACTACGAGCCTTGTTCAAGATGTGAGTGAATGTGCGCGTGTGCTGTGCGATTCCCAGATGAATCTGAATCCCACTGAATCCTAGCTGATTTTTCTTGTTCCACTCGTAGAACTCAAAGTCACGATCATTGTCAAGACATCCCTTGGCATCAAGCTGAAGAATGAACTCATCCGTCTCGATGTGCGTGTCCGACCGATGATCCGTCACTGACACCCAGTATTCAATGTCCATCTCGCGAAGTGTTGACGTGGTCGCCTCGTGCACAAGCGACTGAAAGTTCGCATTGATGGGTTGGTCTTGCGTCCTCTCAGATCGAACATACCTACGAAACCGCTTGTTGGCGTTGGGGATCAAGTTCGACGTGACTGCATGAACAAGCTTGTTGAGAAAGACCTTGCGAAATGCCTG